CTTTAAGGACTACCCGTTGGCCTGATCTTATCAAGTTCAACTTCCCAATGGGTTTTGGTTCCGCCACCAGTGGCCGTTCCAATAAACCAGCCCGCTGCGCTGCAGCAGGGTCCATTAGGCGGGGTCTTCTAAAGGCACTTCGCGTCGTCCAGCTGGAGTTTAGACTCCTGGGCGAGCTTCCGGATTTGTCCGGTGTGACGTGTTTATCCTTAAGAAGAAGTTGGGACCAGTGTGTCCCGTACGTGATGGCCATGAGCTCCTCCTCCGGGGGGGGTAAGTGTCGTAGGCGCATTCGTCGTTCTAAGATGTCTTCAGCCCTTAAAAGCTGTAAGCGCATCTTTGACGCTGAGTGCACTACTTGTGATCATGGTACGGGATTGGTCGAGAAGGAAAAATGGGCCGATAGGATGGCGCGTCCCGTCCAGGAGCCGGTTTGCGAGTGGTCTCATGACCCTCACTGGCTCCTTAGACGACACGTGCGCAGCCTAGCCCATGGATGGGGGAAGAGGTTAGAAAATGCTCGCAAAGAGTGTATGGAGGGGGGTGCAAGGAGAAGTGAGAGCGGGGTGTACGTACCTGACCAGCAGGGTTGTTTGGAGATGAGACAGGGCGAAGGTGGCACATTAGCTGTGCACCCTTCTGAAGCTTGCGAGGAGAACTCCTTGGTTCGACTCGGGGTTGCCAAAACAAAGGGAAAGCATCGTGTTGTTACGATGCAATCCGCACGCGTCAAGCGTGTCCTGACTCCCATTCACAACGCCCTATACGACCATCTGTCCTCCTATGGATGGTTAGTCCGAGGGGACGTACAGAAAGAGGATTTTGAGGCGGTTCTTCATGATCGCTTGGAAGGTGAGGCTATTATTAGCGGAGACTACGAGTCCGCTACCGATAACATTTACCTCACCGCCGTACGGGTAATTGTCGAAGAACTTGCCAGCGAGGATGGGTTGGAAGAAGACGAAAAGAAAGTTTTGGTTGAATCCTTTGCTAACATAGAATGGATCAATCCGTGCACGGGAGTGCGTCGCCCCATCAAGAGGGGGAGTATGATGGGGAATTTGGTGAGTTTCCCTCTGCTCTGTCTTTTGAACAAGGCATGTTTCGACATCGCCAGCGATATCTGCCGCGGCTCGGGTGCCAATCGAGTTGGCCGGTTTAACGGTGATGACTGTCTTTTTGCCGGGGATCAGCAGTTCTTCCTCCAATGGAAGGCTGTTACCTCGACTTTTGGACTCGTTGTCAATACCGAGAAGACCGGCTACTCTAACGTCTCTGGCGATTTGAACTCTCAGAGTTTCTTTATCAAAAGAGGCGTGTTGGCGCCAAAACCTGTTCTTTCCTTCTTCCGTCCCAATCGCAAGGAGCCGGGTTGTCTTTTGTCCGAGGTTCTCAGGGGCATTTCTACTTTCCGTGGCGAGGTCAAGGCCTACGTTGTGAATTGTATGATGCGCTATGAGATTTCGGCTAGGCAACTTGATATCTCTACCCTTACCAGGTCAGAGTACAAGCTCCTGTCCAAGAAATCCTGGTTTCGCCGGGCCTTAACCGACGGCCCGGCCCCTGTTGTTGAAAGAGGGGAACGTCGTAGTGTCGAGATGGTTGTAGGTCCTCCACCAAGGGCTTGCTTTTACCCTGTTTTCGATACCATGGCGCGTGACGTTACGGGGGATATGGTCTCTAGATGGCTTGGTGTACGGGTTAAACCGCACCGAGTTGCTATCGACTATCCTTCGTTCCGCAAGCGATCTTCCCCTTCTCAGCAACCTCCTTCCTTCCGCCACCTCCTGCGGGGTCCGAAGCTTTGGTCGTTTGTCTGGCCCCGGCCAGTTTACGATCATTTCAAGCAATACGGAGATCGAGTTTTCGTTTCTGAGAATTCTCGCCGATCCCTATGGATCGATGATCATCCCTGTCTCCATGTTACCATGGAACTTGTCCGGTCTCGATTTGTGAGAGGATCACAAAATTTCCGCGCTTGGTTCGGTCCCCCCGCATCAATCTCCCCCTGTTCCCTTCCACAGGTCAACTGTGGCTACGCCTAATGAGTAGCGCCGGGCTCTCTTAGCTGGGAGTTCTCTATGATATCTCCTTCACGAAAATGAAATCTGTTGTGGCCAGTTGAGCCGTGACTCCTACCACTGCTACCATGCAGGATCTCTCCTCCGCAATGACTTCGGTGTCATCGCTGCGCTTCTGCGGCGTTCCGAAGCGGCCTTTGACAAGGCAGGGGGACCTCCTGTAGGTGGGCAGGGACGGGGGAAGTCGGCCGAAGGCCGGTGGTCGCAAGATCATGCGGGTTGGGAACCTCTTCTGCAAGCGCCTAAGAGGTCAGTTGACGATCGGAATGGTAGCATTCCGACGGGATACCCACACATCAGACTAACTAGTAATGAAATAGATTAGAGAACGTTCATGAAAAACCAGCAACACGCTCTAACTGTCAACAGACCTGACTGAGAAAGCCAGGAGTCAACGCGAAAGCGTGGTGGGCGCGCACGGACCTGCC